ATTTGTCAAAATCTTCATTGAAGAAATTAAGAAAAGCATTATTAGATACTGGTTATTGTAAAGAAGTTCTTATTGATGAAATGAATGCATATATTTTAGTAGAAAAGGAATTTTTAGTTAAGAATAAAATATGGAATAAAGAAATGAAATTGATAAGAAATAAATTAAGGATTTTGATTGATAAATTTGATCCTGATATTCGTAAGAAGAAATTTAAAAATAAATTGAAATAAAAAAGAGGGTTATCTAAAAATAACCCTTTTGTTTTAGAAAAATATTCCGATAAGTAATTATGAAAACTAAAAAACAAATTAAAAAGTTAATTCAAGAAAATGATATTAAATATTTAAAAGCTAGAAAAAAGTTTGAAAATACTATAGTAGAACTTCAAAAAGAATGTTCTCATAATTGGGATATTTCAAGAGATTATGCTGGTACTACTTATTATTGCAATGTTTGTGGGAAAGTTGAAGAGTGAATAATTTAATACTTTCATATTCTGACATACATTTCCGAGACGTAGGCAGCTTCCCACCTTTTAATCAACTAGATTCAAACGGTTTAACACGAGAATTAAATAATATATTAACTGGTGTTGATTTTATATGTGAGTGTTTATATAAATATAAACCTAAAATCTTAGTAGGATTAGGTGATACTGTTCAAGTTACTGAATTTCAAACATGTCAAACATTACATGGTATTTATTTAGCTTATAGAAAATTAAGAGCCACTTGTAAAGATACTGGTACTGAACACTGGTATTTTGATGGTAATCATGATATATTAAATGAAAATAAAGGTATATCTAATACTGGATTAATTGAAGCTTGGGTTGATAGATTTATTAAAGAACCAGAAATTATTGAAAGATTTGGTTATAAATTTGGTTGCATACCATACTCATCTAATGTTGGAACAGTTTATGAATTATTAACTCAATATCAAGATAATTGTCTTGTGGGATTAACTCACCAAAATTTTAAAGATTGTATGTATGAATCTGGACAAAGATCTGATTCTTATTTACCTAATCAATATAACTTTCCTATTTTATCAGGAGATATCCACCTACCACAAGAAATAGGGTCAGTTCATTATGGTGGATCATTAATTCAAAATAAATTTAATAAATCTGATTTAAATCAAATAGGTGGTTGTTTACTATTTAGTGTAGATGAATTAAATAATAGAAAAGTAATTAGATTACCTAATACTAAATCTAAACATTATGTAAGAATTTATGATAAAGATCTTTGTGATGATGAAAAGATGATGCTATTGCCTAAAGAAAGAGTATGTTTACAAGTAATATCATCCTGGAATAAAGAAAAGATATCTGAAAGACTATCTGGTTATGAATATTTTATTATTCCAGAATTTAAACAAGATGAATCTAATAAAGTTACTTATAGTAACTATAATATTATTGAACCATTAGATTTACTTCGTAATCATATTCAAGAAGAAAATCCTAATAATTTGTTAATTTTGAATGATATTTTAAAGGATAAAAATGAAAGTATTACTTCAAACTGATAATTTTGTAGTTGAAAAATTAGAATTAACTGATTTTGTATATAATATTATTGTACATAATGTTTTATCATCTAAAACAAAAGATATTGTATCATTTTATAAACCATTTTATGAATTAGAAAAAAGTAAAGAATGTAAATTATTAATATTAATTTGTGATGATAAACAAGTATTTAAATTTCCAGTTATTGGTAAAGATAGATCAAAAGCTGTATTTGAATTATTTAATGTATTAAATAATAAAGAACCAACTAATATGGTAATTAGATTCCCACAAGATAATAGCAGTTTTGGATTATTTCGTCATTATAGTAAAATTATTACTATTGGAGTGGAATAATGAACCACTTTACTTTTGATGGTTGGTCAGCTAAAAATTATAATTCATGGGAAAGACTTGAATTTAAAGTTAAACCAGGTCGTCATTTAATTACAGGTATTAATGGTTCAGGTAAAAGTAGTATTTTTGAGTTACCATCCTGGATATTATTTAAACATTTTTCAAAAGATAAAGATCCAAGTTTTCAAGGTAAAGGAAATTGTGAAACTAGTATTAATTTTAAAAAGAATCAAGAACGATATTCAATTACTAGATATTTTAAGGATGAAAAATATGAAAATAAGGTTAAAATCCTTTTTAATGATGAAGATCTTAGTCTTCGTAAAAACTCAGGTACAGAAAAAGAAATACCAAATATCATTGAAATTACAGAAGATTTATTCATATCTACTATTACTGTATTGCAAGGTTTACCCAATAATTTTTCAACTCTTACTCCTGTTATTCGTAAATCTATCATTGAAAGTATGGTAGGATTTTCTGTATGGGTTAAATATACACAATTAATTAAAGCTTATGCCAGAGAGAAAACTTTAGAAAATAATACTGTTCAAGATAAATATAATACTAAAAAAGAAGAAATGATTAATCTTAATTCTAAGATTGAAGCATTAAATAATTATAATCCAGTATCTGATGATGATATTAAGAATATTAAACAACAAATATTTAAAGTAATTAAAGAAATTGAAGCATTAAAATTAGAAAGAAATAATATAACTAATAATAACAGTTTAGAAATAACAAAGCATATAAAAGAATTGTATTCTTCATTTCATAATATTGGTAATAAAATTAGTAATCTTAATGATGTGATTACTAATAAAATTTGTCCTACTTGTACTCAATTATTTCCTGAAGAAAAAATATCTAATGCTGAGAAAGAGATTAAGTTTCTAGAGCCTAAATTCAATAAACTAAAAGAATCTATTAATGAATTAGAATCTATATTTAAATTAGTAAATGAAAATGAATTAAAAATATCTAATAATGAAAGAGATAAAACCAATTTACAAAATCAAGTAATAAATTTAGTTTCAAAACGAGAATCAGCTATTATTGATATTGAAGTATTAACAATAAAATTAAATGAATTGGTAAACGAAGTTAATTCAGTTAAACAAGAAAATGATTCACTAAATGAAATTATTAATGGGACAGAATATTTATCTAATTTATTATTACCATCTTCTAAATTTAGAGCCAAAGTTTTATCAAAATATTTAAGTTTTGTTAATACTATTATTGAATCAGTATGTCCATTAATTTTCCCTAATATTTCTTTTAAATTAATTTTAGATACTAAAGAACAAGGAATTGAAATTGAAGTTACTTATAATGGAAAACCATATTCATATAAGAAATTATCTGGGGGTCAACGTAGGCGTGTAGATATTATTTCTATTCTTAGTTTCCAGAAATTTCTATTAGAAAATAGCGGAATAAGTAGCAATATGCTTGTATTCGATGAAATATTTGATAGTCTTGATTCTGAAGGTATTACTAGTATATTAAATAGTATGGATACTTTATTTGGTAAAAATACAGCAATATATATTATTACACATAATCAAGGATTAAAATCTATGTTTGATTCTGTGATTAATATTAAAATTGAAAATGAAAGATCTTATTTTGACAATGAATCGAGGAATTAATGTTAAAAGCTATTATTTGTGATCTAGATGGAACTCTTTGTAATGATGATAATCGTAAAGATAATATTAAAGATATTATTGGTGTTAAAGAATGGGGTGAAAAAGAATATGATAGATATTATCAAAATATTCACACTGATACTGTATTTGAACATATTGAAGAAATAGTTCAAAAATTTTATGATGATAATTATATAATTTTATTTGTAACTGGTAGACCAGAAAGATTTCGTAGTGAAACAAATGATTGGTTAAATAATAAAACTAAACTTAGTGGTCATATTTTTATGAGAGAAGATAATAATTATGAAAGTGATGTTACTTTAAAAACTCGTATTTATAATGAACATATTAAACCTTATTATGATGTTTTATTTGTTCTTGAAGATCGTACAAAAGTAGTAAAAATGTGGCGTGATTTAAATGTTTCATGTCTTCAGGTACAACAATCTGATTTTTGAAAGGTTTATAAATGAACATACTAGGTATAGATCCTGGATCAAATGGGGCATTTGTTTTTATTCCTGAAATTGGTGATATTCAATATATGATAATGCCTTTGGATAAAGAAGGTGATATCAATGGTCAATATATATATGATTGGATTAAATCAAAATTAAGAGAACCATTAACTATTTATTTAGAAGACGTTCATTCAATATTTGGTATTGGTGCCACACAAAATTTTAAATTGGGTATTAATATTGGTATTGTTAGGGGTGTTATAACTGCATTAGGTCTTAAATATAAATTAGTTGCTCCAAAGAAATGGCAATCATATTGTCATCAAGGTGAATATTCAAAAGAAATTAAAGCTAAACAAAGAACTTTAGATGCAGCTACAAGATTATACCCCGATTTAACTAAAGTTTTCACCCCAGTTAAAACTAAAAGAATGAGAAATGAACCAGTACCACATGATGGTCTTATTGATGCTTTAATGATTGCTTATTATGGAAAAATAAAATTGTTAGAACAAAAATAAACCTTTTGTTTTAGAAAAATGTTCCGATAAGTTAAATGTCAATTGGTTGTTAAAAGATATTTGAAATTAATAGTAACCGTTATTAAGCCTGAAAGGAGTTAAATTAACTATCAATTGATTTAGTATTTTATAAAACAATTAACCAAAGGATTTGTGTGTCTAAAGGTAATATTTGTAATTTGATTAATAACTCAGTTGAAACATTTGATGAAAACCAGATAGTTAATTCTCCTATTGGATTAGAATTGCTTAAAGCAGCTAAAGAAGAAAAGAAACCAAAAGTTAAATCAACTAATAAAAATTTGGTTAGTAATAAAAGTGCAATTATTTCTGAAGAATATGATATGAGACTTAAAGATCTCAAAAAAGCTGAAATTGAAAAAGATCTTTGTTGGTTTGATTATGAATCATTTAATTCTTTAAATTCTAATTTTCGTGAATTCTTTGTTCAAGCATTAAACCCAACATTTTGGAATGGTTTATTTTTTAGATATAGTCATTTAACTACAGTTGAAAATGAAATTTGGTCTAAATTGGGATATGAATTTAGTGTATTTGAACTTCGTGAATATAATGGTAATTATAAATTAGTTATTTTAGGTAATTATGGTACATCAAATTATGATTTTGCAGGAATACAATCTTTAAGAAATTCTCAAAATAATTTTAATGAAAAATGGATTCGTGCTATTGGTAATACTCCACAAGGGGTTATGATTAAAAATAATCCCAATAGAAAAGAAACTGTTAATGCGACAAAATAATCCAAATATTATTCAACCATCTCAAGTTTTTGATTATTTTGAAATTCCAGAATCTGAAAGAGATAGAGCTGAAAAAGTATTTTCTTCCGCTTTTACATTTCTAATTTCATTGGATATTGGTGATAAAATTATGTTATCTTCATCTACTTTTACTAAAATAGGCGAAGGTTTATTACATATAGATGTAAATTTGGATCCTAAAAACATCATTAATGATTTATCACAAAAAAAGATAATAAAAATTACTATATGAGTGTAAAACATTATAGATTTAATTTATTTGAACTTGAAGAAAAAGTTCTTCATTCTTATCATGAATGGGAAAAGAATAAATTAGATCATACATTAAGAACTAATTTATTTTTATCAATTAAAAATATAGCATATGCAATACTTTCAGTTGGTGATTTTGTTAAATATGAAATTGATTTTGATAAAACTGCATATGAATATGCATTAAATTTATTAGAACGAATTATTAAACCTGAAACAAATGAAGGAAAGAAACCATTTAGATTTGTTGCAAATAATCCAGGTGGTAGATTTCCTGTTCAAAATTATATTAACTTAAATATAAGAGATACAATCTTTTCTATGAAAAAAGAAAATGGTTGGAAAAATTTAGTTGAAGATTTAGAATTTTATTTAAATAAAATTGGTGATGAAGAAGCAAAATCATTTGATGAAATTAATCCAATAGAAAATAATTTGCAAAATTTCTTTTATGCCAAAAAATTATTAAAATCATTAAGAATATTTTATAGTTTTGAAGATATTAGACGATTATTATATATATCATTAGATCTTATTTATTCTAATAAATCATATTTAATTTCTGATAATATTCCAAATGAAATTAAAGATTTTACAATAACTTTAATTTGTTTAGCTAAAAAATTAACTTATCAAAGCAATATTAATTTTTCAATTGATATAAAAAAAGATGATTTACAAAAATTATTACTATCAGCTACTAGATCTACCATTATGTTAGCTACAGTAGCTAACAGTAATTTATTTTCAAAAGAATTATTATTATCTCTTGATATTGATTCACTTAATAGATTAGTAGCTGTAGCTGGTGGTAAAGTAATTAAAGTTCCTACTAAAAAAGATCTCGAAACTCTTATAGGGTCTATTGTTTGTATTTCTAAATCTGTAATGGAAGGTGAAGATCCTATAAGTAATCTTAATAAAATTAAATATGATTATGATTTAGTATTTAATTCTGGTATTACAATAACTAAAACTATATCTAAAGTTATTGAAACATTTGATGTATTTAAAGAGGATAATAATAGTAAAGCGTTAATTAATCTATTAGTGATTTCAGTTAAATCACTTGATGTTTTATTTCAAAAATTAGTTGATAAGTCTGATGATCTTCCAGTAGATACAATATTAAAACAATATACTGAACTCAATGCTTCTTTTTCCAGATTTACTGAATCTTTAGTTTCAATTAAGAAAGGTATTAATAATGAACAAAACATTGAAAGTGAAAGTGTTATTGAAAAATAATGAATTAATGGTGCATGAGGCAATTAATGTTACTTATCCTGATGGATTAATAAGTATTGATATGGGTAGACATTTAATTGTTTATGAATGGAAAAATGTTACTGATTTAAAAGTATTACCATTAAATGTAAATGAAAAGAAAGGCTTGGTTCCTATTAATGAATGAAACAAATAAACAAAAAGAATGGTCTGTTAAAGAATCATATGATTTTGATGAAGAATTATTAGAAGAATTGGCTGATGGAAATCCTTATTGGAATAAAGTACAAACTTTTTATTTAGATAATAAAAATAAAAATATTGAAATGATGTCAGAAAAACAAATAGCTTGGTTGGATAGAATTACTTTTGAATTAAATGAAAAAGAATAAATGAATCGTTATCAAGCTATAAAATTTATTTGGAATACTAATAATACAATTTATTATAAATTAGTAACTTGTTATATTATTATTTTATTTTGGTCATATTTAGAATTAAATGAGTCAATAAAAACAAACAATAGGAGGGAAAATGGAAGTAAATAATAATGTGGTAGATCTAAAGAAAAAAGTTAAAGGAGAAGAAGTAATGGTTTTTACACCACCTGAATTAGCTATGGTACGAAATGTTGTAAATCAATCATCTAATAATCAAGGACATTCTATTAAAGATTTCCGTATGATTGATAATTTATTGAAAAAAGTTGATTCTCTTCTCCCAGAACCACCTAATCCACAAATGCCTAAACCAGCTGATGGTAAACAATATACTAAAGAAGAAATTGAATCTAATACTAAATTAGCTAAAGAATTTAGTGATCAACTTACTGAATTTGCTTCTAGAAAATTAGAAGTAACATTTAATTCTTCTGAATTGATGGTTGTTAAACAAAGGCTAAATAGTTTTAATGGATTTGTTAATGATCCAGAAAATAGAAAACGTGTTCTTAATTTGGCAGAGAAATTTGGTGTTTAAATTTATTTGAGGTATTGTGAGTAGACCTAGTTTAATTGATAGTATGATGGAAGTAGCGTGGGTCTTTTCTAATAGATCCACGTGTTCTAGATTACAAGTAGGTTGTGTAATAACTAATGAAGATATGACTTGTATTGATGCAATTGGTTATAATGGTGGTGTTCGTGGGTTATCTAATGAATGTGAAAGTCTTGTTCCTGGAAATTGTGGTCATATTCATGCTGAATGTAATGCTATTATAAAAGCTAATTATTCAGTTAAAAATAAATTGATTTTTATTACTCATTCTCCTTGCACAAACTGTGCTAAACTTATTGTTAATGCTGGTATTAAAGAAGTATATTATGATGTTGAATATCGTGATAAAAGTTCACTTGAATTATTAAAGAATGCAGGAATTAAAGTTACTAAAGTTTGAATCAGAGGCGTGGAAGCTATGGTGTACACTTGGGGTAACCTTGGTTGAATGAGCCATTAGAGACACGCAGGATATGACCCGGGAGGGAATACAATCTGGGCCGTAAAGAAGGCTATAGTAGGAGTCGCGTCCTACCTGATTCTTTTTATTTGGAGATAGTATGTGTATATTATGCATTGAAATAAGAAAAGATAAAATGACTGTAAAAGAAATTGCTTCAGCTTATATGGAAATGAAAATTCCACCAAATCATGATACAGAAATAGCAAAATTATTAGTTGAAAAACAAATTCTTGAAGAAGTATGTAAAAATATTATTAATTTAGAAAGTAAAGATTAAAATGGAAACACTGATTATGTTAATTGGTGTAATATTATGTATGATAATTATAGATTTTATTTTTAAAATTATTTTAAAATAAATAAAATTGGGGGGTAAAATGATTTCATATAATGATTATCATAATTGGGTAAATGCAGTATTAAGACAAAAGTTCTTAGAACTTCCAGCTACTGTACTTCATCGTAATACTGATGTAGTTACTGATATTAAAGTATATAAAGCTATTATAAATATTATTGATAGAATTGTAGCAAATACTACTATGTATAATCCTAGATCAGAATTTAGAGTAGATCCTAATAATAATAAAAGAGTGGTACCTTATCTTAATAATACAGAAACTGGTAGAATGTTCAATTCACTTAAAAAATCATTTCTTAGTGATTTTGAAGTTATGATGTCTGCTAAAGTAAAACAATGAAATTAATTATAGCTTTTAATTTAATTACAGGATTTATAATAGGAATTAATTGGGTATTAATTAAAGGTTATATGGTAAATGATGCTAGTATTTTAATTGGAACTACAGAACTTGGTGGGGCTTTTAGTTTATGTTTATTATTGTGGTTTATAACTCAAATTGTAGAATTTTTAATTAGGAAATATTAATGAAGAATTATTATGAATTATATAAATCTTATAAAGAAGCATATTGGTATGGATTTTTTACTGGTGTAATAGTAACTACAGTTATAATTAGTAGTTCTATTGTTTATTTAACTATTGAATATTCTTCAAATTGAAAGATTTAAAATGAATAAATCATATGCAACCAATGATGAATATATTTATAAATTGTTAAATGATCCACACTATCTTATTGATTATGATGGTATAATATTTTCTTTATTCAGTAAACAAGGTCATATTTTGAAAGATTGGAGAGAAGTAAGATTACGTAAATGTAGAGATGGTTCTATTGGATTTGGATATGGGCCTAAAAATAATAGAAAATTACTTAAAAGATCTAGAATTATGTATGCTAGATTTGTTGGTAATTTAGAATCACATCTTAAAGTTAAACATAAAGATGGCAATGTTAATAATGATAATCCTAATAATCTTGAATTAGTTACTCAGTCCAATATCAATACTCATAGATTCCAAACCTTAAAGCATCCTCCAGTAAAAGGAAATAGAAAATTATCTGATTCTGATATTATTCAAATTAGATCATTACAGTCTCTTGGATGGTCTAATAAAGCATTAAGAGAACATTTTAATACATGTAAATCAAATATCAGTTATATTGTTAATAATAAAACATTTAAAGATATTTAATCCCTGAATTACCTATTCCTTCGTTTTCCAAGGTGATGGTAAACCATATTGAAGAACTATCTAAATTAATATTACTCATCAAAGATCAATCATCTAAGCTTAATACTGTTATAAATACAGTAGATAATACAATAATCAATAATATGTCTAGTCTTCCATTATCTAAGAAGATAGATACCTTTAAGACACTCTCTCAATCTAATTCAGATAGATTAGACTCATTATCTAAACATATAGGTAAGTCAAATGGCTAAACTTACCTTAATTGATAATACTAAACAACCAGAAGAATTAGATATATCCTTAGTAGATATTAAGAATTTAGATATTGATCGTCTTCGTGGTGAAATGGTTAAAGGTATCTATACTCTCGAAGCTGCTCTATTTAGTCAAGCTGGATTCGAATTTAATAGAATAGCTAAATCTCGTAATCTTCTTAAATCTATTGAAGATAAGCTATTCACTCCTAAAATAATGGATGATCTCCCCCCAGATCAACTTATGAAATTATATGATCTAGTTAATGAGAATATGGATAAATCTCTCCAATTTCTTAATCGTCTTCATAATAATATTACTACTGGTCTTGATACTGTTAAGGCATTAGAGAAAGAGAAGATGAGTCGAATCAAGAAGACTGATCAGAAATCTTCAGTAGAGCTAGATAAAGTTAAACAGATGATTATGGCTAAGATTAATGAGAAGACTAGTAAATAGGGGGAATATGAAATTACCAAGACTAAGTGATCCTACTGTTATTAAGGTAGATGAATTTACTACAATTACTTCTGCATCACATTTTGATCTGATGTCTACTGGTGGTGAGATTGATGATTATTTTGAATTATGTTGTATCTGTAATAAACCAGGCAAGTTATTCTTTACTCATGGTGATGAATGGGTTCATCTTGGTGAATGCACTAAGATATATAATAAGAGTGGTATCAAACATATTTAACGATGCTTTTCATGGCAAAAAATAACCATAAGAATACTAAAGAATATATTACATTGATAAGGTTAAATAAATGATATTTCCTGATGTATCTAAAGAAACTTGGATGAAAAGATATCCAAGTATTAAACCAATTGAAGTAGAATGTTTAAACTGTCATAATTCTATTTTAGTTGATAAACCATTTATAACTAGAGATTATGTTGGATTCTCAGTTTCAAAATGTCCTAAGTGTAATGTATCACATAAAGCATATACTGCAACACCATGTTCTCAAGACGAATTAAATGAATTTGTTATTCCATTAAGTAGAATATTAATGGGTCCAAATGAATAAACTCAAACATCTTCTGTCATTATTAGAAGAGACTTCTTCTGCTAATCTAATATTCCCTGAATCAGCTAAGTTCGCTGGTATGTTATTTACTCATAATAATGAAGCATTCTTTCTATGTCAACCCAAGGATAATCCTAATCTACCTGATCCACGTGAGAATACTGAGATAACCAATCCTGAACCTAGAGGAGAGTCATTGAATACATTAGAGACTATTCTAGGTAGTACTCTTCCTACTGGTGATATTGGTAGTTATGGATTCAATTGGACCTATCCAGGTGGTGGTATTGAGAATGGTGAAACTCCTTATGATGCTGCTCTAAGAGAATGTAGAGAAGAAATAGGATTTGTACCTACTCATACTATAGTTAATGAATACATTCATCCTAATGGTTATCATACATTTCATTGTGAATTACTTAATAAGTTTGATAATAGTAAGATAAAGTTAAATAATGAATCATTTAACTATGGGTGGTATGGGTATGGTGATTTACCTAATCCATTACATGATGGTGTTGGACCTGCTCTAGATGCATTTGGTATTAATGGAATGGAAACATGAAAGCTAATAAAGAAATTAAGTCTGAAATTGAGAAGTTAGCTAATAAACATGGATATACCATTATTGCTAAACCTTCTAATCTATCTAATCCATTTAGTAAAAAGAATATTAAAAAATTAATGGAAAATAAATGAGAGCTATAGATAAATTATTATCTCTAGTTAATGAAACTGATATAGCATCCTTAGTACAATCATTAGGATTAGAAGGTAAATCAGTATATTATATAGATGATCTTCCTGGATTTAATTGTAAAGTAGCTCTAATTATATACCACTCTGCTGATACTCCAGATGTTCCATTAAATCAAATAACTACATATGCAATGTTTAATACTGCATTTAAATTTATTGCTCAGAATACTGTTAAGAGTATTATGTCTGGACAAATTCAGTTTAAACCAATTACTTCTACTCAACTTAAAGCTAATTATATTTTAGTAATTAATCAAAACGGTCTTATACATAACTGGGGCGATCTAGTTAGTAATAAGCCAGGAAAGTTAGGATAAATGGCTCATTTAATAATCATTGGTGTTCTAATTACATATGCTGTATTAATATATTTCTTATATAAATCTAATAAATATGTTTTACCTAAAAAAGTAAAAGTAGAAATGGGTAAAGTTATTCCATTTAATCCAAATAAACGTAATAGTTATCCATTTAGAAAAAATCAATGATTGATTGGACTAATCCTAATTGCCAAGTAACTACCCATTTTACAGTTAATGACTGTTTAATGTTACATAATTGGAATAGATTAGCTACTGCTAATGATGGTATTAATTTTACTACTATTACTGAATTAGCTAATAGACTTGAATCAGTTAGAGTAATTCTTAGTTTATCATTAGGTCGAGATTGTTCAATGAATGTTCACTGTATGTTTCGTTCATGTGAATATAATAAAGAACAAAATATTGAATTACCAAATGGTAATGATGTTCATTCTATGTCAATGGCATGTGATTTCGATTGTAATCAGTATTTTACTATTGCTCAAGTTAAGAGTGCATTGCTACCACATTTAAGTGTACTAGGTATTAGAATGGAACAAGGTACTACTACCTGGGTGCATATTGATATTCACCCAGTAATCAATGAAAGATATTTTCTTCCATAGAGGATATAATGAGTAAAAAACGTAAATATAATTGTTTACTTAATAAACCCAATCATAATCTTAATATATTTCTACCACGATTTATAAATACTAAACTCCCATCTATTGTTACACATATTGCTAATCTTGGTCCTGTATTGGATCAAGGTGAACAAGGTAGTTGTACGGCCCATGGATGGAGAGGTGTATGGGATTTTCTATATTTAAGAGATCTTAATATTAAAGCAGCTAATGCTAGTGAAGTATTTGATATTAATACATTTACTGCTGGATCACGTGATTTCTTATATCAACAAGAATTAAAGCATGATGGTACATTCCCTACTGATGCGGGGTCTCAGGTATCTACTGGTGGCGTTATATTAAGTACTATTGGCCTTTGTCCAGAATCTATGTATCCTTATGGTGATTTTACTAAAGAGCCTGCTAAAGAATGTTTTGATATTGCTAGTCAACATAAATTGAAAGACGTTCAGCGAGTAATAGGTATTAATGGTATTCGTAATGCATTATATGAAGGATGTGTAGTAGCTATTGGTGTTGAAGTGTATGATTCATTTGAAGCAGCATTTGGTCCCGGCAAAGTGGGAGATGTACCTGATCCTAATATTAGTATTGAACATAGTCAAGGTGGACATTGTGTATATATCTTTGGATATAATGATTTAACTAAGAGATTTAACTTCCGTAACTCTTGGGGTATTAATACTGGTGATAAAGGGAATGGTACAATTAGTTATAATTATGTAGATAAATATGGATGTGATTTCCATACAGCGACTAAATAATATGAATAAATTTAAATTAATTTGTAATTTCTTTAATACTAAGAATAATAATAAATTATTCACTAGAGCTGAATATGTAATGGCTATGAAGCCTTATAAGATTAAAGAATGCTATTTAGATACTGTTAGATGTTATTTAATGAGAGCAGATTATTTACAAGAATTTCAATTAGGTGTATAAGCTTATCTAAAGAAATCTGAAGATAATGAATCCAATATATTACACTATTAATCTAGGTAATTTACCTATTCAAGATTTTATTCATCAAATGATTAGAGCAGCTACTCAATTTAATCCTAATATAGCTACTAGTAATTTATATTTTTATCCACATGCTACTCAATATGATCCTAAACTAGTAGCTATTATTAATACTAAATTTCAAAACAGTAAATATTTTCAAAGTTTGATTACTAATTGGCATTTAATTATAACTGATAATCCCTATATTTAGAATTAAAAAGGAAATAACAATGAATAAAGCACAGAAACTAATTGATCTTTGTAATGAACATGGTGATGGAGAAGTAGGATCTGCTACTAGTCCTATGTCAGCTAAAGGTGTGTTAGGTGGAGATAAATCTGGACATAAACATGTAACTATGCCAGGAGCTATTGCTGTAAAAGATCACGGATGGGAAGATCATTGGGCTGAACATGGTGAATGTCCTCCAGGTTGGTCTCGTGTTGGTGATCAATGTGTTAAAGATGAACCAAAAGAATAATTAACTTAAAAGGAGATAATATGAATCAAGCAGCTCAATTATTAACAATTACTTGTGTGGCAGATGTAAGTGGATCACTTAATTCAAAATATTTTAAACTACCATTACCATTTCCAAATGGTGGTGCATATGTTTGGTTTAATGTAAATAGTGCTGGTATTGACCCCCGGTCCATATGCTGGTATGACTGACATTGAAGTATCAGTATCTACTAATTCAAGTGCAAATGCTAATGCTACAGCTTTAGCTGCTGCTCTTAATACATATCCTAATTTGTTTTCCGCTACTGCTACAGGAGCAGTTGTTACAGTACAATATGTACTTAGTGGTTATACTAATGCACCTGCTGATTTTGGTACTGGATTTACATTTGCAGTACTTACACCTGGATCTAATAGTGGTATAGTTCTACCTACTTCATTTAGTTGTGATTTTATTGTAGATCATGCTAATGGTAATGGATTAGGTCTTCGTAGTCTAAAGAATGTTAAAGGTAATCTTGTTTCTAATGTATATATGAATACATCAGCTACTCCTGCTACTGGTAATCCTAATCCTGCTGCTGGTCTTATTCTAGTAGAATTTGCTGCTCCATTTAATCAATATAATGGTGGATTTTATGGATTTGTTGCTCCAGTAAGTGGTACTCCCGTAGCTGTTGATGTTACTAATCTAACTCCAGGTAAAGCATATACTATCGTTAGTGTTGGTACTAGTACATTAACTGATTGGGAAACATTAGGTGTACCACTTGGCGTAGTACCTGCTGTTGGAGTTACATTTATTGCTCTTGTTAGTGGTGCTGGTTCTGGTAGTGGTATGGTAGAATTGCCTGCTACTGCTGGTGCCAATTGTGGTACTATTCAAGCATTAGGTGATCCAAATACTACACTTAATGAATCAAATGGTGCTTCAATGGTATTGGCATGTTATAGTAATTCACCTGTTATTGCTGCTCCTGCTGATGGCACTGTAATTGGTCTTACATTCTACTTTCAATAATGAAGCTTAAAAACAATACTAGAATTATTGTTATTAATGGTGTAAATAAAGGTAAACTAGGTAATATCATCCAAGGTACTGCAGTATCTAACAGGTATGTAGTAATCTTGGATGATATCTATGGTTATTTTGATTTTAGTATTAATGATATTAAACCTTATAAAAGAATCATCAAAAGATGAAATTAAGGAATTAACCGTTATATTTAATTAGGAGATAAAGAAATTTTTATATGAAAGAACATGGTTATCTGGGTATTAAATATCCTGTTATTAATATGATAATAGAACAATCTCTTAAAGATTATATTGATTTATGGGCTCATAATGCACACCTATATAAAAAGGTACATCAAGATAAATTTAGAGCATTAAGAATGGGTGATACTATTGGATGGCCTCCTATTGAATTTGAATGTATTAAAGGGTCATATAAATTGATTGATGGACATCATAGATTGTATATTGCTATAAAACGCGGTGATCCTATTATTAAAGCATTTATATCTAAATTAGTGGAAAAATAAATGAAATGTTTAATTCTAACTCTATTTCTATCCAGTTGTGCTATATTTAAAGATTATCCAACTGAAGATTTTAAATCAAGAGATGAATATCAAAATTATTTAGAAAATACAGTAAAAATGGATGAATATGTTTATTGGCAAATGATTAATAAAATTGATAAATTAGAAAAAGAAAATTCTAGATTAAAATCTATTTTAAATGAGGATACCGATTAATGGCTAATATTAAATTTACTGCTTTAATTAGAACACTTAATGATGATACTACTAGTATATTCAAATCTAGTAAAGAATGGACTGAAATTGTTTATTCTAATGGGTTATTGAAAGAATGTTATAAATGTAAATCTGAAATAGCTATAATATCTAATTATCTTAATCTTTTATGTGATATGGGATTTATTGAAAGAAAACAAGATATTACAAATAATTATAAGCCTTATTTTTATAAAGTAAAACATAAGATTCCATTAGCTGGTGAAAATACACCATATACTCCTAATTATAAAGATGATGTTATTCTTTCTAAAGGTGGTTGGTAATGAATAAATCACAAAAACTTATTAATACATGCGATGAGATTATTAAGAAAACTAAAAGTGGTTATAAATTAGTATCTAAAAAATCAAGTAAAAATTTAGGTACTTCTAAGTCACTTAAAGGTATTAAAAAAAGAGAGAAACAAGTTCAATATTTCAAACATTTAAATAAATAAGACCTGTGATTACAATCGTTTTCCAAGTTTGGAGGTAAAATTGAATAGAAAAGAGTTTACTAAATTACATGCTTCTTTTTGTGATAAGATTAAAGAGATTACTGCTAAGAAGAATGCTGATTATACTGGTGCTACTGATGACCCATTTGCTAATTTTAAGACTACTGAACATTTAGGTATCTGTACTGCAGAACAAGCATTTCTTACTAGAATGACTGATAAAATGACTCGTATTGCTACATTCGTTAAAAAAGGTACATTACAAGTAGCTGATGAATCAGTAGAAGATACTCTTTTAGATCTAAGTAATTATGCTATTCTATTAGCATGTTATATTAAGAGTAAAAGAAATAAATGAGTATTATTCGTAAGAAATATCAAACATCAGTAACTGTAATTAAAGAGGTAGTTAAATCAGTTAAAGGTGTTATTAAAACTAAGGCTCGTAAAGTCTCTCCAGAATTAACTATTAAACGTATATTAATTTGTCAAAAATGCCCCCATTATAATGGAACTACTTGTTCTATTTGTAAATGTCGTGCTAATTGGAAAACAATGTTAGAAGGCTCTTCTTGTCCTATTAATAAATGGTAAAAGGGGTGTAAATTAATGTCTCAAAAAGAAGATCATGAAAAACAGAGAAAAGAAGTTAAAGAAGCAATATTAAAAGCTTATGTAAAATTAGTTGAAGATAAAAAAATGTGGCCTAATTCAGGTCAAATGGCTAATGCTGGATTTAATCAAGATAGAGTTCGTCGTGCATTTGGGTCAAGAGAAGAACTTAAGAAGATTGTTAAAAGGCATTATCCTGAATCATGTAAAAATATTGTTGATGAAAGTGTTTTCTCTAAAAAGGTATTTGATGAATTAAAGAAAGATACTAAAGAATATAAACGATTTGTCATTACTAGTGTTGTAGTTGGTTGTGAAGTTGATCAAGACGCATTGGAAAGTCTTGATACTTATTGTAAGAAAAATGATGCTCTTTTACTTATTATGACTTGTGCTGATCCAGCTGCATCTGTTGGGTGGGATTTTGATTCATGTCTTAAAGATAGGTACTTTGTTGGTCGTAATTTAGCATTAAATCAAACTCTATGGTTATCTACTATTAAACTATCAGCTAAACATATTGATCCAATTACTTCTCTTGGTCGTTTAGGTCAACGTAATGGTAATTTTATCTTTGCATCTCCTAAACAACGTCTTAAAATGGTACCAACATCTAATAAGAAACCACCTGTAGCTCTTATGACTACAGGTTGTTTAACATTACCAAATTATACTACTACAAGATATATGTCTGATCGTACTGCTGTGATTGCAGATAATGATCATGTTATGGGTGCTATCATTGTAGAAATTGAGAGTACTAAACATTTCCATTTTAGACAAATTCAATTTGATAATAATGGGGCATTTGTTGATTTAGGTAAGTTTTATAATGGAACTGAAGTTACTAATATGTCTCCTGAAGCTATGGTATTAGGTGACTATCATAGTGGTGAAACTGATCCAGTAGTAGACAAATGTTGGAAAGCAGATATTAAGAAACTTAAACCTAAAAAAGTATTTATGCATGATCTATTTAATGGTCTTTCTATTAATCATCATGATCGTAAAAAGAAGATTACTCAAGCACGTAGATCTAAACTAAATCTATTAGATTTAAGATCTGAAATTAAAAGAGTAGCTCAAGATCTTAATTCTTATACATCTTTAGTAGATGAAGTTATAGTAGTTAAATCTAATCATGATGAATTTCTTAATCGATGGTTAGAAGAATTTGAATTTCGTTATGATCCACTTAATCTTCGTTATGCACTTGATTTAGCTATTTATATGGAAGAAGAATTAGATCCTCTTCAAACCGCAGTAGAACGAGCTGGTCTTAAAGATCCTAATAAAGTAAAATGGTTGCAACGTCAAGAGGATTATAAAATTGCTGGTATTGAATGTGGTAATCATGGAGATAAGGGGGCTAATGGTGCTCGAGGTTCTCTTCAAGCTATGGAAAATGCATATGGTAACTCAGTATCAGGTCATACCCATGTAGATGAAATTTATCGTGGGTGTTATCAAGTGGGTACTTCAAGTATTACCGATCCAGAATATGCTGAAGATGGATTATCTAGTTGGACACAATCTAGATGTGATATATATAAAAATGGTATGAGACAACTAATTAGAGTTATTGGTGGGAAGACACATTTATAATGAATAAAATAATTAAATGGTCGTATGAACCTTATCCTAATACTGAAATGTATTTTTTCTTTTGTCCTGGTTGTAGAAGTATTCATCCTATTCATGTTAAATGGGATCCAAAAGAAATAGAAGAAAAAAAGAAGTTTGGTGATGTTAATTTACCTACTTGGAAATGGAATGGTAGTTTAGATAAACCAACTTTTAACCCTAGTTTATTAGTAAATAAATCATGGCCTGACAAAAGATGTCATTCATTTATTATAGATGGTAATATTCAATTTCTAAATGATTGTTGGCATAATTTAAAAGGTCAGACTATTCCAATTCCTGATTGGAAAGATAATGAATAAATCAATGAAATATTTAATTCTAACTTTATTTCTATCCAGTTGTGCCACATCTCATATTACAAGAAATGAAAATTTACTTACAATAGCAATTACAGCTAATGATTATACAGATTGTTTAGATAAAGATTCATTAAATGATCAAGAACAAGTATATTGTATGATTTTATTTCAAGGTTTTAATTCCAAAAAAGAATGTAAATAAAAAAGAATATGGTGAACCAGAATGGTTATAACTTACAATGGTTTAAATAGAGGAGCAATTCAATTAACAATTAGTGGTATAAAATATATATTAAATTTTGGTGATGTTCAAATTGTTGATGATAGTTTATATAGTCAAATAGTTCCTATTATTCAAGATGTCTCAGCATCATTACAATTTCAATTTGGGGTAGGGGCTGCCCCTTCACCTTATGCTGATTTTACTGCTGTGGCTTTAGTAAATGGACAGTCTGAATGGGTGGATATTCCAGGATTCTTTGTTGATAATACATTATGCAAATCTTTTATGTCTGATGTCTATATTGCTAGACGTTATTCTGGTGTACCTTCAACTGAAGATAATATATTCTTTTTAGGTATGGGTAGTATTGAGGGGGGATTTAATGATGTTGTTAGAGCCTCAGCTGTTCAATCAAATCAACAAATTCTAGTAGGTGGTGATTTTGGATTCTTTCGTTCAGCAGTAAATCCTTTTCTTGTTAGATTAAACACTGATGGAACTCCTGATTTAGCATTTAATGCTAATGTATTAACAACATTAACAAATAATGTTAATTGTATTGTTGTCCAACCAGATCAAAAAATATTAGTTGGTGGTGCATTCCAATATGGATCAAATTTAAATACATTGATTCGACTTAATTCTGATGGCACTGTAGATACTTCTTTTGTTAATGCTTTGGGTGCTAATATTAATAATGGTCAAGTATGGTCTATTTGTATGGATACTACCAATGTTGGTAAAATACTTGTAGGTGGGAATTTTACTTCTCCTACTAATAGATTTTGTAGATTAAATTCTGATGGATCACTTGATACTGGATTTAATGGTAATTTAGGTACAGGATTCGATAATACCGTTTATGCTATTGCTATGGGTGGTGATGGAATAACTGTAGGTGGTGCATTTCTTAATTATAATGGTTCAAGTAGAAAATACTTAGTTAGCTTTAATGATGGTGGTAATGAAGATTCTAGTTGGTATACTGCTCTTGGCACAAGCTTCAATGGTCAAGTTGAATGTATTACACCACAAAATGTAGGTTTAACTGAGAATATTCTAGTTGGTGGTAATTTTACTACATTTAATAATAACCCGAGATTATGTTTAGTACGATTAAATACAGATGAAGGAACAGTAGTAGAAGATACTACATTCTATACTAATCTTGGAACTGGGTTGACTTCTCTCTTTTCTCCAGCTGAAGTAAAATGTATTACTTTAACTTCTAGTAATGAAATATTTGTTGGTGGTAATTTTACTACATTTAATGGCAATCAACGTGGTAGTATTATTAAATTAAATGCTGATGGTACTGAAGATAGTGAATTCTATACTACTATAGGCACTGGTAGTTATGGTGGTGATATATATTGCATCACTGAACAAGCTAATAGTGCTGTCTTATTAGGTGGTGATTTTATTATTTTTAATGCCTTAGTAAGGAATAGACTGCTTAGACTTACTGATGATTTACCATTAACTGAATTAATGATTGTTGGTCAATTTGACGGATTGTATCGCCCATCTGTATCTGAATGGTTTATTGCACCAGTAGATGGTTTTGGTGATTTAGATGATTTAGGTGTTAATATTCAAATGCTATCTTCTGGTCAAGTTCAATATCAAACAACTGATCTTCCTGGAACTGAATTAGAAAGTGTTATAAGATTTAGGATTCAACCATTATGAAAAGAATAGTATTTTTATTATTGTTTATAGTAGTAATATGTTATGCTGATACTCCACCACCTGGTGCTTTATCAATTAAAGGTGCTACTAATGGTACATTAATTGGTAATACTGGTAATGCACTTAATGTTAATGTATCTGGTGGAACAATATCAGGTACAGTAAATCAAGGTACATCTGGATCTGATTTATCTCCTTGGTTTGTTGATATTACTAATATACCTGGAGTAACAGTAACTAATTTTCCATCTAATCAATCTGTTACAATATTGAATCCTAATACAAATTATTCTTTAGAATCAGGTGGTAATTTATCTTCTATATTAGTAAATCAAACTAATGGTAATCAATTAACTCAGGTAACTAATTTTCCATCTAATCAAACTATTAATGGTACAGTATCTGTATCTAATTTCCCATCTAGTACTATTGTAACCCAATCTACAGCAGCAGATCTTAATGCTACAGTAGTTGGTACAGTTACTGCTAATGCAGGTACTGGTACATTTCAAACTAATATAACTAATTCTTCTATTCCAGTTACTGAATCTGGTACATGGAATGTGGGATTAAATACTGGTTCTAATAATATAGGTTCTATTACTAATATTACTGGTACAATCCCACTTGCTACTAATGCTGCTACAGCTAGTAATCAATCTAATATTATTACTACTTTAGGATCTCCATTTCAAGCTGGTGGAAATATAGGAAATACTTCCTTTGGATCTACTCAAAGTGGTACTTGGAATATTAATAATATATCAGGTACTATATCCTTACCTACTGATGCATCTACTGCTTCTAATCAAACTAATGTTCAATCTACTATTGGAACTTCTGCTAGTACTGCAATTACTATCCAAGGTTCTTCTTCTGGTGTTGCTATTCCCATATCTGGAACTATAACTGCTACTGTTTCTGATGTATCTACTGCTACAAATCAAACTAATGGTAATCAATTAACTCAAATTGTTAACCCTTCTGGTACCCCAGTTCAAGTAACAGTATCTAATGCACTTAAAGTAGATGGTTCTGCTGTAACTCAACCTATATCAGCTGTAAATCTCCCTCTTGCAACAAATGCATCTACTGCTTCTAATCAAATATCTCAAATTACACAAGAAACTACAACTGCAACTAATACAACTAATATATTAGCAAATCAAACTAATGGATCACAAATTAGCCAAGTTTCATCTACTGTTACGCCAAATGATTTTGATGTATTTGGTTCAATTACTACTACTTGTTCTACTCCAACTGCCTCTTGTCCTGTTGGTTCAGTTGTTCTTGTTCCTATACATGGAGCAGCTAGTTCAAGATTTAATATAACAGGTACTTTTACTGGAGCATCTTTAAATATTGATTGTACATTAGATGGAATAAATTGGAATGCTCTTAGAGTAGCTGGTGGTGCAAATGCTAGTTATCAATCTACAGCAATTACAGCTACTGGTAATTTTAGAATATTTAGATTAGCTGCTTGTGAACAAATTCGTCTTAGAGCATCTGCATTAGTTAGTGGGACTGTAAATACTGAAATAAATGTTTCAGGTCCTCCAGATATAATTGAATCAGTTGCTGCTGGTAGAACTTCAATTACAACTACTAGAAATGTATATTCTTCAACTAATGTTACTACATCAGCTTATGTTACATTAATTGCTTCTACAACATCTCCTACTACTAAATTAAATGTATTTGATTCTTCAGGTCAAACTCTATATTTATCTTATGCTGCTACATGTGGTGCATTATCTTCAACCGTTAATACTATTATTATACCACCAGGTGGTATGGGGGATATGGATTGGGCAATACCAAGTGGTCAATGTCTTGGTATTATAGCAATAAGTGCAAATGCTACTGCAGGAGAATTTGATGCAACGTTTTTGCAATAAACTTTTAATAATATTATTTATTTGTTCTATTGTTAAAGCAGGTCCTCCTGTTATATGGAGTGCATCTTGTCCTGGTGATATATTTAATCTAGGAACACATAGCTGTTTATTTCCAGTACCTGTTATTTATGGTGGTACTGGTGTATCAAGTACATTTACTGCTGGATCAGTAATATTTTCTAATGGTACTTCATTAGCTCAAGATAATACTAAATTCTTCTGGGATGATACTAATTTTGCTTTAAGTATTGGTGCTTATTCCTCTACTAAAGGTTCTCTTCAAAGTACTTCTTCTTCACAATCTCAATTACTATTAGGGTATAATACTTCAATATATAGTCAAGCCACAGTAGATTCAACAAATGATCTTACAATACAAAATACTACTAATATTTCTGGTAGTACTGGAAATATAAATTTATATAGTGCATCAGGATATGCAACTGGTATAGGCAATTCAGGTGGCACAATAAATCTTACTGCAGGTAATTCTGCTGGTACAGCAGGTAATATTGGTGGAGCTGTAAATATTACTAGTGGTAATGGTTCTCATGGTGGTGTAGGTGGACCATTAACTATTCAAGGTGGTACAGGGGGTACCGGTGCTGCAACTACTGGTGCTGTTGGTTCAACTGTATCATTTATAGGTGGCACAGGAGGTACTGGAACTAATGGTGGTGGTTTAGGAGGGACTACAACTATTCAAGGTGGTACAGGTGGTAATGCTCCTACTGGAACAGGTACAGCTGGAATAGGTGGAACTTTAAATATATTAGCTGGTAATGGTGGTATTTCTAGTGGTGCTACTGGTCCAGCTGGTGGAGTACTTACTCTTTCTGCTGGTACTGGAGGTACAGGTACAACTACTAATGGTGCAGGTGGTGCTGCTACATTTTCCGGTGGTACTGGTGCTACAGGTGGTACAGGTGGTGGTAATGGGGGATCAGTTACTATTAGTGGTGGTACTCCTGGGGCAGTATCTGCTGCAGCTGGTGGTGCTATATCTATTAATGGTGCAAATGGTACAGTAACTGGCACTGGTGGTAATGGTGGTAATATCATTCTTACATCTGGTAATGCAACAGGAGATCAAACTGTAAGTAGATCAGGTGGAAATTTTTCTGCTACTGCTGGACTTAGTATGGGTAGTGCTACGGGTGGAACTATTAGTTTAACTACTGGTGCTGGAGGTACCGGAGTAGGAACTGTAGGTGCTAATGGTGGGTTATTCTCTTTAAATACCGGTAATGGTGGAGCTGGATCAACTACTTCAGGCAATGGAGGTAATTTAACTATTACTCCTGGTACTGGTGGAGCAGGTACTGGTACTGGTGGTGTAGGTGGTAATTTAAATTTAAATGCAGGTACTGGTGGCTCAGGTGCTACTATAGCTGGTAATGGTGGTGCTGTAAATATTACAACCGGTTCTCCAGGTACTGCTGTTGAAGGTCAAACAGGACCAACTGGTGGTGCTCTTACTATAGTTACTGCCAGTGGTGGTGCTACAAATTCAGGTGGTGGTGGTGGTTCCATGAGTGTTACATTAGGTAATGCTACTGGAGACAACACTGTTAATCATAATGGTGGTAGTTTAACTGTTACTGCTGGTACTGGATCTGGTTCTGGTGTTGCTGGAACAGTTGCTATTACTGCAGGTGTTGGTGCTACAGGTACTGGTACTGTTGGTACATCTGGAGGTACAGTATCACTTACTGGTGGTGTAGGTGGGGCAGGTTCAGCTACATCAGGTGTGGGTGGTGGTGTTACTATTAAATCAGGCAATGGTGGAGCTGGTGTAGGTGGAGGTACAGGAGGTATTACAACTATTCAAGGTGGTACAGGTGGTGTAGGTAGTTCTTCAGGTGGTAATGGTGGTGGCGTAAATATAACTGGTGGTACTGCTGCAGCTATTGCTGGAAGTAATGCAGGTGGTGTTGCTATTAATGGTGGAGCTGGTAGTTCAACTGGTTCTGGTGGGTCTGCTGGTGGTATTAGTTTAACTGCTGGTAATGCTAATGGAGATCAAACTGTAAATAATACTGGTGGTACACTTACTCTTTCTGCTGGTACAAGTGTTGGTAGTAGTGTTGGTGGTGGAATTACTGGTTCAGCAGGTGTAGGTGGAACTGGTACTGGTACTGTAGGGGCTAATGGTGGTACAATTAGTTATACAGGTGGTACAGGTGGTGTAGGTAGTTCAACTTCAGGCAATGGTGGTGCTACTACTTATGCTGGTGGTACTGGAGGTGGTGGAACTACTGGTGGTAATGGTGGTGCCATGCTTATATCTGGAGGTGGAGCTGGTGGAGGAACCACTCCAGGTAATGGTGGAACTACTACGATACAAGGTGGTACTGCTTCTGCAGTAGCAGGATCAAATGGTGGTGCAATGATAGTGAGTGGTTCTGCAGGTACTGGTACTGGATCTGGTGGTGCTGGAGGTGGAATTACTTTTAATGGTGGAAATGCTGGTGGAGATAATACTGTTAATCATGCTGGTGGTAATATATCTGGTACTGCAGGTTTATCCAAAGGAAGTTCTTCTGGTGGAACTATTAGTTTAACTGCTGGAGTAGGTGGATTAGGTACAGCTGGTGCAGGTGCTAATGGTGGAGCTGCTTCATTAATTGCAGGTGTAGGTGGAGCTGGATCATCAACTTCTGGTAATGGTGGAGGTACTACAATAGGTGGTGCTAATGGTGGTGCTGGTGTTGCAGGGGGCAATGGCGGAGGTATTACTTTTAATGCTGGTAATGGGGGTATTGGATCAAGTACTACTGGTACTGGTGGTAATTTAACTTTTAATGCAGGTACTGGCTCTTCTGGTGGCCAAATGACTTGGTCTACTGCATTAACCACCCCAGATACAATTAAAATGACTCTACTTAATAGTGGGAATTTAGGTATTGGACAAGCATCTCCTACTGATCTTTTAGAAGTTAAAAGCACATTTGGTCTTGATGGTTCAACTTCTGGGTTATTTACTCAAACAGCTTCAGCTACTACAACTTCTTACAGTATTATTTGGCCTGCAGCTCAAGGTGCTGCAACTACATTTCTTGAAAATACAGGATCTGGAACATTAAGTTGGGGTACACCAGTAACTAGTGTTGCTCTTTCATTACCAGCTATATTTACTGTATCAGGTTCACCTGTAACAAGCACTGGGACATTAACTGCAACTTTAGCTAGTGAAACTGCTAATTTTGTTTGGGCTGCTCCAAATGGTTCAGCTGGAACTCCAACCTTTAGGGCATTAGTTAGTGCTGATATTCCACCTATTAATTTAGCAAGTACTACAAATGGTGGAGTTACTGGTACTCTTCCAGTAAGTAATGGTGGTACTGGTACTAATACATTAAGTGCTTATTCTGTTCTAACTGGTGGAACTACTTCAACTAATCCAATACAATCTGTTTCTGGTCAAGGTACAGCAGGTCAAGTATTAATGTCAAATGGTGCCAGTGTTCTACCTACTTGGCAAACTCCTAGTATTACTAATGGTAATCCTAGTGGGCAACAATTTTTAACATCAGGAACTACATTTACTACTCCATCTACTGTTAATTCGGCAACTCAGTTTAAATTTACTTTAATTGCAGGTGGTGGTGGTGGAGCAGGGACTGCTGCTACAGCTAATAACGTAGCAGCTGGTGGGGGTGGTGGTGCTGTTTGTATAGTTGAATTGACTGGATTAAATGCTTCAACTGGTTATACTATTGCTATTGGTGGTGGAGGTAATGGTGGTACAGCTGGAGCTAATCCAGGATCAAATGGTGCTGTTACCACTTTAACTGTTAGTGCAACAACTTATACTGCAGGATTTGGTTCTGGTGCTGCTGCAGGAGTATCAAAAGATGGTGGTGTTGGTGGGACTTGTACTAATGCTACAATAGCTATTGGTGGTGGTACAGGAGGATCAGTTGCTACTGCAGCTGCTACTAGTATTTCAGGCAATGGTGGTGATAGTCCAGGTTATGGTCCAATAACCCAAGGTAGAATTACTATAGGTACCGGTGCTGCTGGTACAGGATATGGTGCAGGTGGTGCTGGAGCTAAATCAGTAGCTGCAACTGCTGAAGCAGGAGGTAATGGTGCTAATGGTGCAATATTTGTGGAGTGGTTTAATTAATGAATAGTTTATATGCTAAAATAGATATGGCAACCCCAGGAAATGGGGTTGGTACTATAGTAAATATGCAAATGATAGATCTTGGTGCCCCAAATAATACTTTAGATCCTAATTTCACTTGGGTGGATACTTCTACCATTTCACCGCAACCAAGTATTGGATGGACTTATAATGGATCTAATTTCATTTCTCCTCCAGTTATTCCTTCTATTCCATTAACATTGAATCAACAATATCCTGATCCATCAGATTTTGGACAATATGTAATTGATTTATTTACTGAAGCAAATAATGCTAGAGGGTTGACCTCATCTCAAACTTTTAGTTTAGCACAAACTTTATTACCTTATTTTGTATTACTTCAAACTGGATCAATTCAAACTGTTTATGATAGTCTTTCAACTATTTCTGTTGATGGGGTTATAATTACTCAAGGATTGATTTCTCAATTTCAAGCATTGTTAAATCAATATTTAACTGGAGGATAACATGAATTATGCTAAAATAAATAATATTAATGGTCTTGTTGAGACTACTATAACTTCAGATACTTTACCTGTAACAACAGGATATACTTATATAGGTATTGATACTATAATTATTGATGGTATGGGTATTGGTATTGGTGATAGTTATTTTGATGGATCGTTTTCCCTTATGCCATTAGATGCATTTGGCAGAGTTATCCAATTTATGACTGATGGTACAACTGATACTTATACAATTAATGATCAATATCAAGATAATGCACCTACTACTACTGTTCCTAATGGAACTCTATTATCTGTAGCATTTGCTGCTATTGATTCTATTCAAGTTCCTACTCTTAATACTGTACAACAATATACTATTGGATCAATGGTGGCGGATGGATTAACTTACTTACAGGATCAATATGATATTCAAAGTCAATTACTATTAGTTTTAATGTATCAAAATTCTATTAATCAAAGTTTAAATTCTTTACAATCATATCTACAACCTTTTGTTACATTTTTAATGACTATAAATGTATATAAAGGAAATTTTGTTAATATTATTAATAATACAACTAATATCAATGATTGTTTAGCAGTAAATTGGAATTTTCCGACTATCCCTTATCCAGCAATTAGTTTAATAGAAGCTTCAGCAATTGCTGCAGGATAATAAAAGAGGTTAATATGCAGATTATTCAAACTGGGGTACCATTTAATTTTACATATGGTGCTTATGATCAATCTAATGGATTATTCATAGCTACTACAATATATGATATTACTAATAATACTCCAATATTAGTTGGATTTATTCCAAATGTTAATGTAGGTGGTGGTGTTTATGAAGGATCATTTACCGGATCATTAAATAAAAATTATTTAACTATTACTGTAGCATATACTAATAATACTTATTTAACAGTAGATACTACTAGACCACCATCTGCTGAATGTTATGAATCTATTAATACTCAATCTTCTTCATTTTGTTTTAATTATGCTGCCTATGATTTAAATCCTAATCTTTTTGTTGCTGGTAGTGTATATAACCCAACTACTGGATTTATTGAAAAAGTTATTATGAATCATGTAGCTAATGGAGTATATTATGGTGCATTTACTGGAGTAACTCAAAATAATTCCTATTATGTACTTAGTTATGTATATACTGATGATACTTATACTACTGTTGATTCATCTAGAACTCCAGGTAATGATAATTATCAAGGTATTATATTTAATACTCTAGATTCAGTATATGGATTTATTAATTTAATTGGAGTAGTAGATGGTAATGCTCCTATTTATCCTCATCAAGAATCATTAACTATAGTTAATGGTGAGAATAGAAGTATAGCTATTAAAATTATAGCAGCTAATTATAACCCATTTGATATTTCTAATGCTACAGATATTCAAGTTCATTTTAGGAAGTATGATGGTACTGCTCTTATTAAATCTTATTTAACAGGTAATTTCTTTCCGGGTGGAGTTACATTGGTTAACCCACAACAAGGTAGATTTAATGTAGCATTAACAGCAGAAGATACAGCTCAATTAATCACTAGTGAACAAACTGATTTTACCGTATATATATATTTTGGTAATTTCTCAAAAGGTACTTATGCTGGTGTTAGTTTTCAAGCTGAATATCCTACTGCAAAAGGTAATGTTGAAATAACATTTGATGGTCAAACTGATCTTACTAATACTTTAGCTGATTTTAATTTTTCTAATCCTCAATTACCTGCTATTAATTATTTAGATATTGGTAATATACCAGCAACTGGGACTATAACATTTACAAACACTAACCCAAATCCAGGTGATACTATTACTATTAGTAATGGTGGTCCTCTTGATGATATATATGAATTTGTATCTTCATCTCCTACTGGGCATCAGGTATTAATTGGATTACAACCCTATCTTACCCAAGCTAATCTTTTATCTGTATTAAATACCAATGGTAGTAGTAATTATTCAGCAGCAATTAATAATCTTATGTTAAATCAGCTTATTTTAATTGCTGGAACAACCTATCCTAATATAAATGGTAATAATATTACTATTGTATCTTCAGATATTTCAGTAATAACTACTACTAATTTTTCTGGTGGTGAATTAAATATTACCGGTAATGAGATTCTCCCAAATGGGTCATTAACTTTAACAGGTGGATCAGATAACACTAGAATAGTTAATTTTTACAGAAGTTTAAATATTAGAACAGCTGTTATCTAAAAATAAGCCTTTTGTTTTATAAAAAATATTCCGATAAGTTAATTAGAGGTAAAATGAATAGAGCTAAGAAATTACTTAATCTACTTGAAGTTAATTCATTATCATTGATAAGTAGAATCCATAATTATGAGACAGTGATTCGGGATCTTCAAACAGCGTTATCTAATTCAAAGACAGCTGAAAAAACTAAATATTTACAAGAAAGAATCAAACTAATTAAAATTAAATTAGATGCTTTAAAAAAAGAACAATCTCTACTTAAACCTAATAATCAAGCTATGGGTGGTGGTGCATCTGCTGGTGGATCAATGGGTGGTAGTCATAGTGGTAGTTCCTGTAGTCCGGGTGCTCAAGGTAATGTAAATCAACTTGGTGCATTACCAATTGGTCCATTAATAAAGAAAAGAAAATGGAAGAAAAATGGAAATAAATAATTTGCCTAAAGGTACCATGGAATTGGTAAATCAAAAAATAAAGAATATTGAAAAGAAAAAATATATCAAAGTAATAGATGAACATGGATATAATGAAAATCTTTTTCTAGAAAAAGTTAAAAAAGATCATATTCTTCGTATATATAGTATTTATAATCAAAATATTATTAAAACTAGTAAAATATTAAATATTAGTAGATCTACTTTATATAGATATTTAAAACAATATGGTGTTAAATTATGAATAAAGCACAGAAACTAATTAATACAATTGAAGATATGGGGTATCTTAGTCCTGAAGATACAAACTCATTTCCCGGTCATAGCCCTAGTGTAATGGATGCTGATGCTAATGGTGGCCCTAAAAATAAATCTACATTAATAGTTGAATTAGAACAACTTAAACATGAAATCAGTAAAATACATGATCCACACCGTAAATCAGTAATTCAAAAACGTATTTCGGATTTAGAAAAAGAATTACTTACTAAATATCATTTTAAATTAAAATAGAATATGGATATAATTACTCAAATTAATCATAATGTATGTGGTGCTGTTTCTCTATATAATACTGCTGTATTATGTGGTATTGAAACACCATCAATAAAAACTATTGATAATTATTGTAATAGAAAACCACATAATGGTACATCTATTACTAATTTAATTCAAGCTGCTAAAAAATTACGTTTTCCATTGGAAAGAGTAGAACATAGAAATAAAGAGGGTATCTATATAGTAGGATACCTAACAATATCAGATACCTATCATTGGGCTGTTACAGATAATAAATATATTTATAATCATTGGGATGGTAATTCTTATATTAAAGAATCTAAATTCAATCAATTCATTGATCCAGTATTTTTAAAAGTTATTCAGGAGTGTTTATAATTAGTGATGGATGGTATAAATGAAGTATATTGCTGGCACAGTTTTGGCTATTGGTTCATCAAATATAAGTATTTTAGGGAGTAATAAAGTAATATACACTGTAGATCTAAAAACAAATAGATATATTAAACAATCTGATATTAATTCAGGTGATATTGTTTGGGTTGTTTATAAAGATCTGGGTGGATTTACTAATGAAGTAGTTATGGTATTTAAATATAATAAAAACAATGAAAAAGAAGTATTGGGGTATATTAAATAATATGAATAAATCTCAGAAACTTATTCAAATATGTAATGGGGGTCCTAAACAAATACCATATAGTGATTTTGAAAAGAAACATAATATTAAATTAGATAAATTTAATTTAAATGGTAAAGAATGTTATATTAAGTCTGGTGATGTAGGACATGGTCAATATTTTGTTGGTGGTCATAAAACAAAAAATAGTGGTTGGCAAGAAGGTTCACCCAAAGAAACTAAAGATGAAGTAATGAAGTCTTTAGATAAATTAACTAAAGATAAAGAAGAATTACCATCAAAATCAGCAGAACCAATAATACGTCATGCTATGACAGGGTATGGAAAGAAATAATGCCTAAAATGATTCAATGTCCATTCTGTCGTAATACTCTACCTAATCATGATAGTCGTTGTAATTTTATTCCCAGTACACCAGGTAGTATTCAACGTAAACAGCATCATTTATTGAAAAGAACTATTAATACTAATGTTTCCCAAGCTAATATGCCTAATATTGATCAAAATACAAAAAAACAAAAATAAAACTTTTGTTTTTAGAACTTTATTCCGATAAGTTAATTAAGATGGTTAATTTAAATAAATTTTTATTAAAAGTACAAGAATTAATTGAAAATATTATTTCATCTAAAGTTATGATGAATAAAAATCAACAGTTATTAAATTTGGTAAAAGAAGAAAATAAGATTACTAATATTACTGTTGATTTAAAAAATGGTGAATGGATAAAAATTGATTCTGCTATTTATTATGGCCGTCAAATATATGCTGCAAGAAATCTAGATGGTGAACTACAATGGTTTACTACTGAAGATGGTGCAGATAATTTTTCTAAAAAGTTTAAAAAGAAATAATCTATTTATAGGAGAAACAATCATGAATAAAGCACAGAAACTATTAAATTTAGTAGTAGAAGATATAGATAGAGATACCCCATTAATTAAAGAACCTGGTATGAAATATATAAATCATACACCTGTTGGAATTAATAAATTTGGGGCTGATCATGATGCTTATCATGGACATTCTGCTTATGGACATGGTGATCAAAGAGTAAAAATTGTTCCTGAATATGATAAAAGATCAAAAACATGGGGTGCATCTGTAATGATAAAAAGTAGTGGTAAATATATTGGTGGTTCTGAGGATGAAGCAACTAGAGAAGATGCAATCAAAGCTGCTCAAAAGGTTAGAGATGAATATGCTAAAACACATCCTGATGATAGAGTAAAAAAATATGATCTTGGCCCCAAATAATTAAATAATAATTTAAAGGAGAATAGAATATGTCTAAAGCTAGTAAAGTTATCCAGGTCATGCAAGAATTACAAGGAACACCAGTTGGTGCATTGAAAGATCTTAAATTAGGTGATAATCTTGTATTTAAAGATGGTACTCAATATGCAGGTATGTTGGCTATTTTTCATTCACCTAATTCTGATGGTACTGCTAATGTAATGATTGGTAAATCTAATCGAATGAATATTCCATTGGATGATCTTCTACGTATTGCTGGTACTAGTAATGGTGGTAGTGGTGTTGGCACAACTACTACAGGTGGAACTGCTGTTAAGTCTGATGGTGCTGGTATTTAATACATTTATGTCTAAATCTAAAGAATTATTAGATCTTTGTTTAGAAAATAAAATGTTCAAAGATTATAATAATTATGAGAAAATGCTAAGTAAATACTTATCACAAGATGATATTGATAAGAATAAATCTTTTATTAAAAAGAGTTTTGATCTTGATGTGAGTATTACTCAATTAGTAAAGGATCTAAGGAGAAATAAGAAATGAACAAAGCTAAACAATTACTTAGTAAGATTAAAGAGGATCATCCTCCAACAGCTGAGGATATTAAACAAGCATCTTCAACTTTATCAAAAATGTTAAGTGGTAATATGTTTGATCATTCTGATTTTAATTCAGTAGAAAAAGTAGTGAAATTACTTAAATTTGCCTTAAATGATTTGGAACAATTATGAATAAAGCTAAACATGTAGTAGATGTAATGAATCCTCTTATGGAGGATAAGCATGATGATCATGTTGCACTTTTGAAACTCCATCCCAATGTCCCAGATGCAGTAAAGCGTAAATTAGATTTTCTTAAAAAACAGAAAAGTGATTTAGAAGCTAAACATGATCAAGTATATCAAGCACTTAGTCAAAATCCTGATAATAATGATCTTAAAACTCAATTAGATGCTATTGATACTAAGATTGATTCTCTAAATCAATGGATTAGTGACCAAGCAGATCACCATACAGGAGCAGTGAAATGAATAAAGCACAGAAACTGATTAATGCATGTGAAGATAAAGATGAAATAGCTAGATTGAGAGCTAAGAGAGATGAGTTAGCCAAGAAACGAAGAGCTATTAAAGTAACAGCAAAATCTAAGGGTGAGACAAATCCAGCTCAGGATCAATATGATTCTATAAATAAGCAAATTGATGATATAGAAACTAAGTTAGATAGTCTTACGAAATAAATAAATGAGTAAACCCACAGATATTGAACCATATCTTTCTCAACTCGATTAGATGGTATTAATAACTGGTTTAAGGATCAAGTAGATCATCATACGGAGAAACAATCATGAATAAAGCACAGAAACTAATAGCTAATTGTGAAGATAATTCTGCAGAAAAATCGAAATTACAACAGAAAATAGATGCTCTGCGTAAAGAAAAGAAAGAACTTACCAAACAACATGACCCACAAAATCGTGGAACAAATTATTGGAAAGATAGAGAAGCAGCTAAAAAATATCATGATCTTTCTCATAAAATTCATATGCTTAATAAACAAGCTAATGAATTAATTGATTCTTAAATAATTATAAATGAAAAATGAAAAAGATATTGAACCATATATCTCTCAATTGGACTATGATCAATTATGTGCATTATATGCTTCATTATCCAGTTTTGATTCTACCCCAGTAACTATTAATGAATTTATAGATTCAGATAAATATCTTGGAAATTATTTTCAAGGTAATTTATTTCCATATTGGCGTGAAGTATTAAATGATATATATCCTAATCCCTTTCATGATCCTTATTACCTTGTAAACCTGCGTGGTTGTTTAGCAGGTGATACTAAAGTAATATTATTGAATGGAACTCATACTCCAATAAAAGAAATTGTGGAAACATTTCTTACTAAGAAATCAGATTATTGGGTAATGTCATTCAATATAAATAATAAAAAATATGAACCAGCTAAAGTATTAAATGCATTTTCTACCGGTATTAAGGAAATCTACGAAATTACATTAGATAATGGTGAGAAAATTAAGTGTACTAGTAATCATAAATTTCTATCTAGAAATAAAAAATGGATATCAATTGATAAAGGATTAAAAGAAGGTATTTCTTTATATCCATATTATTATGATGAAAGTACTGGATATCATTGTTTTAAAAATCCAGAATCAAAAACTTATCAATGGAATGCAAGATATAAAATTGTTGCTAAATGGAAAAGTTGTATACAATGGACACAACATGTTCATCATAAGAATTTTAATAAGTTAGATGATACTCCTTCAAATCTTTGTATTTTAGATGAAGAAATCCATTTGAAATATCATGCTAAACATGGTGCTAGGATTTTAGAAAAATGGAAAAAAGAAATTGGTAAAGAAGAATTTCATAAATTATTAAAAGAAAGACAAGATTATGGTAGAAATCTTTTATGGAATGATCCTAATTATCAAGATTCTAGAGATCAACACAAAGAATCATTAAGAAATGAAATGCTTTCAAATAATAGTGAAAGAGCAATTAACATGGGTAAAAGAGCCCATGAATTATATCCTGGAATTGGTACTGATCATTTAATAGCATATAATAAATCTGAACAAGGTAGAAATGAATCTCGCAGACGTGCTGAACATATGCGAGAATTGAGAAAAAATAAATCAGAAGAAGAAAAAAGATTAATCGGTTTAAAACAAGGATTAAGTGCTACAATAAGGTTCAAAGGTAAAGATTCACCAGAATATAAAGCCAAAGTAGAAGAAATAAGAAAATTAGATCCTACTTATAATCATTCAGTAATTTCAATTAAAAAATTAGGTTATGAAGAAGTATATGATTTAACAATAGAAAAAAATCATAACTTTGTACTTTCTAGTGGTATTGTAGCTCATAATTCGATTGGAAGAGGAAAAACAAGTATAGCTTGTGCAGGTGTATGTTATGATCTGCATAAACTTTTATCCTTATCTAATCCTCAAAAGACTTATGGTCTTCTTCCTAGTACAACTATTCTTTTTGCACTATTTAACGTAACATTATCATTGACTCATGATGTTGTTTGGGATAAACTAACTCAGATGTGGGCGTCTAGTCCTTATTTTTCAGCAATGTTACCATTATTAAATACTAAGTCTAAAGATAGACCAACATTATTTCCTAAGAATATTGATTTTTTTATGGGTTCAAGAATTACCCATTCTTTAGGAAAAGCAGTATTTGGTGCCATAATGTCAGAGGCTAACTTTGAAATTATTGGTGATCAAGTATACGAGACATTTAATTCTTTACTCACTCGTATGGAGTCTCGATTTATCAAACCTTTATCAGAAGGTGGTGGTATTCCTGGTAAGATATGGATTGATTCTTCCGAGACTGATAAGTTTTCCGTAGTTAACAAAATTATTGATCAGTATAAACGTAAGCCTGGGGTTTATGTTGATCAGGCCCCAATCTGGGAAGTAATTACTCATAAAGATGATAAACCTATATATTCAGGAAATAAGTTTTATGTATATAAAGGTTCAGATATTCGTCAACCAGAAATTATAGATGATAAACACCCATTGATTGAAAAAGAACCTGAAAATTGTATTCATGTACCAATTGAATATAAAGATAGATTTGAATCAGATATTGGAGCCTCACTTCGAGATATTGCTGGATCACCTACTGTATCTAATTATAAGTTCTTTAGACTTAAAGATAAGGTTAGTGAATCACTCTCTGTATCAAAACTATTTCCAGATACATTCCAATTAGATTTTGATGATGAACAAGATCAGATAATGAATTATGCAATAGTAAAAGACTATTTTAGTAGCCCATTAAATCCTCATATTCCTCGATCTATTCATATAGATATAGGATTGAAAGGTGACCGTCTTGGTATTGGTGCTAGTTATGTAGGTGGATTCATAGATAGAACTATTAGAGATCCTTCTTCATTTAAAGAAGTAACAGAAAATGTACCAAGAATAATTACTGAATGGGCTTTTGGAATTGAGTGTAAGCCAGGTAAAGAAGTGCCGTTATATAAAGTGAGGCAATTTCTTTCATTGCTGTCTAAACTAGGATATCCAATATCTAAAATTACACTTGATGGTTTTCAATCAGCTGATATGATTCAATTACTTATTAAAGAAGGTTTTGAATCCGAATTACTTTCTGTTGATAGAACCCCAGAACCTTATGCTGTATTGAGATCATTAATGTATGAAAATAGATGGATGGGTCCTAAAAATGAAATCTTAAAAAGAGAAATATTTGAACTTGAATCAGAACCTGATGGAAATAAAATTGATCACCCAACAAAAAATATAGATGGTACTAAAGGGTCAAAGGATATTTCTGATGGTGTATCAGGTAGTGTGTTTAATTGTGTAAATAACTCACATAAATATAAATTATTACATATGGTTGAACAAACAGTAGTTAGAAAAGCACATCAAAGACCATTACCTGAAAATATTATGGATATAATGTGGAAGAAAAAGGCCTGAAGACTGTTATAATTCGTTTTCCGTAAAACTATTACCTTCACTTAAGGTTATTAATGGCTATATTTGATTGGTTTAAATCAAAATCTATTGTAAATCCTGAAGTTACAAAACTAACTGAAGAATTAGCATCAGCTAAAGCTGACATACAAATGTATGAAGGTTATAGGATAAATGATCCTGTATTAATAGCACAATCTTTAGCTATTAAAGAAGCATTGAAATCTGGTAATGGTAGACGTGATATGATCACAGATTTTCATGTAGCAGCAGCTTATGGGGCTGTGTATATGAAGGTTGCCGAGACTCGTAAGAAGTTAATACGTGAAGTAGATAAAATGCGAGTATTCTATATGGTTGATGTTATTTTAACTCAACTAGTAGAAGACGCATTAGCACCTCAAATTGGTACTGGTGATGTTCTTAGTATTTCATCCGATCGTCCAGAATTACAAAAAGAAATTGATTATTTAGAAGAGAAATTTGATCTAGATCAAGTAGCAATGATTCTTGCTCCAGATATTTGCGCATATGGTGAATATACTTTAAAGACTGTTATTAATCCACACCCTGATGTAATTGCTGCTAAAGAGCGTGAAGAACAGGAAAATGAATCATTTAATGAGTTAACACCAGGTGGTGGAGGTCCTTCTCCTACTGGAACAAATCCTAACTATGCACCATATTCTGGTCAAGATCCAAGTAGACCTCAAATACAAAAGAATTTAGAACAACCACAAATAGATCCTAATGAAGAATATGGACTAATTGATCTTTTAGATAATTTGGATCAAGGATCAGTTGTTGGTTTAACTAAATGGAATACACCTGAAGGTTATTTAATAGGTGATGCTGGTAGTGGTAAGAATCCTGGTAATATAAAAAGAGCTGAACCTGCTGATTTTGTTAAATTCTCTCTTAATTCTGCCAGAGTTAAAGTAGATATTTTTAAAGAATTTAATATAAAAAAGGAACATCTACCTAAAGAACTAAAAGAAATTCCTAAGTTTATTCGAGTCGGTAAATCCATGATTTACGGTATCGTTTCTAAACTGAAAGAATTAGAATTACTAGAAGCTTTAGTCCCTGCTACTAAGCTCAGTAAATTATCTAACGGGACCTTGGTCGGGGTTCAAGTACCACCTGGTTATGACATTGAAAAGGCCATTGAAGCAACTAAACAAATTGAAGGATTAATGAATAAAAAGGTTGGAGTCGATCCAATCTTAGAAGAAATTACTATAGAAAATATTATGGGTACAGCTGGTCGTTTGAAAGCTGTTCCAATATTTGGAGATACAGGTAGACTTCAGAAATTAGATTATAAACAAGATGAACCAGATGATCTTCTTGCCTCAGTTACTGATATTCGCAAAGTCATTTGTGCTTCTATTGGTATTCCTTATGAATTGTTATTTGAAGGTGAATCAGCTAAGGGGGAAATACTTAAAAAATATGCCCGTTATCTTCGTAAGCTAAAAGCTATTCAGAAAACAATTGAAGAAGGTATTCGTCAAATTGTTTATATTCATCTTGCTAATAAGGGGTATAAATTTGATACCCAAGATATTAAAGTAGAATTTTATAATAAACTTATTGAGATTGATAACTTAGATAAACTAGAATTTATTGATACTACTGTTGGATTAATACGTAATGTAAAAGACTTTGTTATGGAAATGGCAGATAGAACCCAACATCCAGCAATTGCTGATCAAGTAGATGTAGTTGGATTTATGCGTTGGATGAATGAACAACTCAATGTGGTTGGATTTAATAACTTATTTATGCAAATGGACAATACTGCTCCAGGTAATCCAGTAGCTGTTCCTACTAATATCCCTGGGGTTAATAAATCTATCGTGCCTAATATACCACCTATTGAACCTAAGATACATAAGGATAATAATCCTCTAGCTACTAGAGTAGCTCAGGATAAACCTAAGAGATATATTAGTACTCAAAAAGAAGAAAGTGTTACTAATTCTAGATATCGTGGTGTTTTAGCTAATTATATTAAGAGAGATAAATGAATAAAGCCCAAAAACTAATTTTCTTATTAGAAAAGGATTGGCAACCAGAAATAGGTTGGTGGGAAGATGCTGATCCATTAATAATGTATCATGGAACCCATCAAGATAATTTAGATAATATAATGAAAAATGGTTTAACTAAAAAAGATGTTAAAACTGGTATGATTTCTTTAGCATTTGACCCCAATACTGCTTTAGGTTATGCAGCTATGTCAGGAGTTGGTGGAGAATTTTCTTTCAGAAAAGCAGGAGCTAAAGTTAAATCTACGCCTATTAGTGAACGTGTTGTAATTAAATTTAATTTACCACAAAAATGGGTTAAAACTCATATGGATAAAAATTTAGGCGGTAATTTAGAATTGCAAAGAGAAAGATTAAAAAATAAATTAGAATATGAAAAATTTAGTAAACCTGATTATGTATATTATGAATTGTGTGAATTGAGATTTAATACTATTATTCCTGCAGAATTCATTTCTGGAATTATTAGAAAATGAATAATTATGTAGGATTGATGTCTGAATTAGTTTATGCCAAGGAACAAAGAGATAGAGCATTACTTTTAGCTAAAGCTACTATGAAAGAATTAGATAATAATAAAAAAGAACTTGAAAATCAAATTAAATTAAAAGAAAATCTTGAAAAACAATTAGTACAACTTGAAAAAGAATATTGGAATTATAAACAAGGTAATAGATAAGTGCAAATTCTCTTCTTAGATCCTGGTGCAATGCATGCTTCTACTGCTCGTCAATGTGGTATTGATGGTAATAAAGTATTCTATTTTTGTAATTGGCAGATTGCTTTTCCAGAATTTAAGAATTATGCACCAGGTATTGGTGTACCAGAAATTACTAAAGTACTTGATTGGGGTAAAGTATTAGAAGAAAATGATATTGATCTCATTGTTATCCCAGATATTGGATTTGGACAAATAGCTAATTATTTACGTGATCAAGGTTATAATGTATTTGGTGCTGGT